GCATTAATTTTTGCTCATAATAATACAGCAATCGATTATACTAAATTGGCTGTGTTTGCTGCACTACGAGTTAAGAAATTTCTTGATATTCCTGTCAGTATTGTTACAGATAATGTAGAGTGGCTTGAAAAAAATTATCCTAATCATCCGTTTGATCAAATTATTAAAATTGGCAACGAGCTTTCATCACAAAAGTTATTTTATGACGGAACGTTTTCATCAGTCAAACTAGAATGGAGAAATGTAACTAGATACAAAGCGTATGATGTAACACCATACGATCGTACGTTAGTACTTGATAGTGATTACATTTTAAATTCAGACATACTTAAAGTTGCATTGGAACGAAATGCACCTTTTCAAATTTACCAACGCAGTTTTGATTTAGTAGATTGGAGAAAACGAGAATCGTATGTTAGAATAAATCAATATAGTATTCCGTTTTATTGGGCAACTGTTTTTGTATTTGATAAAGATCCGGTGGTAGAAGCATTTTTTAATTTGGTAACTTACATAAAAACCAACTGGTTTTATTTTAGAACATTATATAGCATTGACGCTGAACTTTTTAGAAATGATTTTGCTTTTAGTATTGCTATACACATAATGAATGGTAAAACAGACGGAGATTTTGCAACACAATTGCCTGGTGCAATGAATTTTATTGAAGACAAGGATATACTTGTTGGAATGAAAGATCAAAACATGACATTTTTACTTCAAAAAGAAAAACATTTAGGAGAATATATTCCCGCTAAAACACAAGGACTAGATATGCATGTGATGAATAAAAATAGTCTTACTCGAGTGATTAATTGGAATAACGATGTCTAAAGGATTTTTAATTTTTGCAGAAAATACAGGGTCTTGTGATTATATTACACAAGCCTATGCCCTAGCATTGAGTATAAAGTATAGTCAAAAGAATTTTAATAATGTATCGTTGATGACTAACGATGCAGTCCCTTTAGAATATCAAACGGTATTTGATAAAATAATTCCAATACCCTTTGATGTTGAAAATAGCGGAAAATACAAAACTGAAAATCGTTGGCAACTTTACTATGCAACTCCGTACGAAGAAACTATCACGCTAGATGCAGACATGCTGATGCTACAGGATATATCAGATTGGTGGAATTATTGTGCAGATCATGATATAAAAATTTGTTCTCGTATTAAAAATTACAAACAAGAATTGGTATTAGACGATAGATTACATAGAGCTACTTTTATCGATAACAAATTAACTAATCCTTATTTTGCTTGTCACTACTTTAAAAAGAATCAAGTAGCATACGAATTTTATAAAGTTCTTGAATTTGTTGTAACACATTGGGAATTTTGTCGAGGCACTTTTGCACCTAATACACCGCAAATGTGGCCAAGTATGGATTTGGCTACGGCAATTGCAATTGAAATAACTGGACAGTATGCAAGTGTAATGGATAGTGCAAGTCCTTTAGAATTTATACATATGAAAGTGGGAATACAAAATTGGCCTGTACCATTCGATAGCTGGCAAGATACTGTTCCGTTTGTTTTAAACTCTAAAGGCGATCTTATAGTTGGTAATATAAAACAGCCAAAATTATTTCATTATGTTGAAAAGAATTTTCTATCAAACAAGATTTTGTCAAAATTAAAGGAGTTAGCACATGACTGAACTGACTCATTATGTTTATTTTGAAAAAAAGACAGGGCAAATTTTAGCAGTCACTAATGAAGTTGAAACAAAATTTGAACATGCTATTAGAAAATCGTTTGATGATATAGAGGGATTCCTAACCGGCAGATGGCACTTTAAAGATTATCTTGTTGGATACAAAAGGAATGCAGACGGTGTTTCCAGCCTTGATGTTGTACCGTCAACTGATTTAGGTTATGCTTTTAAAAACAATGTATTTGAATGGATTACTGAAAATGATCAACAAGTAGAATGTTTAGTTACATGGAACGGTCCTAAAAAAACTTGGAATTTTAAAATAGATAACCGTGTTAAAGATTACTATGATGTAATAGTATCTCCAAAGTTAGTTTTCTTTGTAACATTAGAAGACGATTTTGACTTTTTAATTAGAACAATTTTTATTAGTTTATCAGATTTAATTGCGTCGGATGTAGTATCAATTCCATTTGCAAGTAATATAGAAAACAAAATAGATAAAATTTCAATTAGTTCTAAATTAGTTTTTAAATCATACGGATTAAGGATACAACATGAAAATTAAAATAATGGAACAGGACGTTATATTTCTCAGCTACGACGAACCAAATGCTGAAAAGAATTATGCAGATTTACTTGCAAAGGTGCCTTGGGCCAAACGTGTACACGGGGTTAAAGGTAGCGATGCCGCACACAAGGCCTGTGCCGCATTAAGCGATACAGAATACTTTGTTACTGTGGATGCAGACAACATTGTAGATCCAAAGTTTTTAGAAGTTGAAATTGATATAGATGAGCTAGGACTTACTCCGGATCATGTGTTTAGTTGGTGTGGAAAAGTCAATGTCAACGGATTAATGTATGGGAATGGCGGCCTTAAATTATGGACACGCAAATTTGTAAACAATATGCGTACACACGAAAATAGCGACCCTACAGATGCTAAAGGATTGGTTGAATTTTGTTTTGATGACAAATATTATCAATTTAACGAAAACTACAGCGAGAGCTTTATTACTGCAAGTCCATTCCAAGCATGGCGAGCGGGATTCCGTGAAGGCGTCAAGATGTCATTGGATCAAGGTTCTAAAGTTGGAGATTTAAAAAAAATATGGTGGCAAAATTATGATAGACTGCTAATATGGTCTAGTGTTGGTGCAGATGTTGAAAATGGAATTTACAGCATACTTGGAGCAAGAGAAGGTGCCGCCTTAACAAATTGTACTGATTGGGACTATAGTCAAGTGAGAGACTTTGAATGGTTAACTAACTATTGGGAAGAACACTATGCCAATGCTTCAGACGAAGAAAAAACAAGTCAGATTAATTTTTACGGCAATGAACTCAGAGACAAATGTAAAATTGAAATAGCAAATTTAGATGCCGCTGGAAGCAAAATGTTCAAACGAGTCTATCATAATACACCTAGGATAATAAGAAATCGTGTTTGATATAGTTTTTATTAGTTACAACGAACCTAACGCAGAAGACAATTTTTCTTCTTTAAAAAATCGATTTCCTTTGGTGAAACATGTTAGAGGAGTAGATGGCATACATCAGGCTCACATTGCTGCAGCTAAAAGAAGTTTCAGTCCAATGTTTTGGGTAGTAGACGCTGACGCACAAATTTTAGATACATTTAATTTTGATTATAATGTAACGCCAGAGGAGTACGACATTGTGCATGTTTGGAGAAGTCGTAATCCTATAAATGGATTAGAATACGGATATGGTGGTGTTAAACTATTGCCAAAAAAATTAACCATTGATATGGATGTTAGTAGTACTGACATGACTATGAATATCAGTACTCGTTTCAAAGCCATGGAAGAAGTTAGTAATATTACTGCTTTTAATACAGATGCATATAGTACCTGGCGCAGTGCTTTTAGAGAATGTGTTAAATTAACAGTGACCAATAATTCAGAATCTTTACAACGATTAAATGCATGGTGTGTGCTTAATGACCATGTGCCTTATGGGTTTTATGCTTATATAGGCGCACTCGCTGGACGAGAGTACGGAGAAAAAAATGCCTCCTATCCGGAGGCATTGCGTAAAATTAATGATTTTAATTGGCTAAAAGATCTGTGGACATTGGAAATATTTCCGAAATTGCCTTCGCGCAAGCAACAGCAACTTCTTGATGTTCCTTCTGTGTGCCGTTAGCACTACGTAATTCAATAAAATGAATCCAACTACGTAGTGTACCGTTCATATACAAGCGGCTTTCTGTAAGACCTTCCGGCAATACAGATCTAGCTTGTTCCTTGGCAATACCACGCTCAATAGCTTCTTGATAAACTATACGAGCAGATTCAATGATGAACTTTTGTTTGGCATCCCACCATGTTTGTAACTCTGAATCATCCGTGGCGATACTGTTTTGTCTGTTAGCAGTGTCTTGGAGTCGTGCTTCTCGCAATACAAACGACAGGTCTTTAGTAGGGTCAGCATATCGCTGACTGAATTCTTGGAAGCTGAAACTA